TTGATAATCGTCTACAGAAGACTGCTCACTATCTTCTAGTACTATTGATTCGTCTTCAATGAATGTATTATCTTCTTCCATTTATATTTCCTTAATATCCAAAAGTTGAGTCTGCCATTGGCATACTATTCTGAGGTGTGCCTCTACTGTCATAATCAAATATACTAAAACGTGGACGAGACATTATACCATAACGTAATGCATCATACAAGTGATCTTCAGCATGGGTATCTACATCTTCTGGATTCTTTTTATCCAGTGGTATAGCAGGTAACTGTGATATTGTTTCTGTACAGTTATTAAAAAATACCATGCGTGGTTCTTCTGTAAATTCGTCTATTTGTAAACGTCTGTGTATTTCGTTCTTACCAGCTACACGTGAGCCTTTGCTTCTATCTGAAGGACGCCAGCGACAGCCCCTCATAATCATTTGTTCTGCTAGACTAGGGCCAGTGTCACCACGTTTGTGCCACAGTGACGAGTCAAGTACGCCATACCGCAAATTACCATCACCAGCCTCTGCCTCAAGTACCATGTCTGCTAAGTCTACCGCAAGTACTTTAGATACATACAACTCTCTGTACACTACCAACTGCTCGTCAGGACTAACCGCAAACCATAAGACTCCTGTGTAACTTCCGTAACCGTAATCGCAAGCTCTAAACTTAACCCAGTTATTAGGAATTTCAAAAGGCTCAATGACATGATCGTGTCTATTAAACTCAGTGAAGGCTGCACCTTCTTTAATGTCCCAATCACCGTCTAGTAATTGCCTACGTTGTTGCTCTGGTAGTGACAAAAGCATTGCTTCATAGTCACCCTGTTGCGACAGGTACGGATTGTCTTTTAGTCTTGCAGGAATAAACCTGCGTTTAAATAATGGTCTACCTGCTTTAGCATGTCCTGCAGGATACTTTAATGGCTCACCTGTTTCAATGTCTGTAGCTATAAATGACTTACCTGCAGGTGAGGGGTCTATAAACATTTTCTTAACCCAGTGATGGCCTCTGCCGCCGGGATTTGTGGTTGCCCTCATACAAAGAGGTAACTCAGGGTCTGCCGATCTTAAACGTGACCTCATATAATTCCAAGCAAAAGGTGTAGCCCATTGGGTAAGTTCATCAAAACCGATCCAGCTAAAGGCCAATCCTTGATACTTAGTAACATCCTGATCCTTATCTAAATAACTCATCCACAGAGTAGCCCCTGATGGTGCAGTCCATTGCATCTTACGTTCTGACCATTTAATACCGGGCCAAATCTTAGGATACATTTCCTGTGATTTACTAATAAGTTCTCTTAGTTCTTCTGTTGTGTGGCGTAGTAGTAGGCCGCTAAAGCTGGAATTACCCATGTACCTAAGAGGATCAGCAAGCATAGCGTAAGACTTACCCCCACCAGCACTGCCTCCGTACAGGACTTCTCTTTCACCTGCGGCAAGAAAGTTTGTTTGCGGTCCCTCATTCGGCTTAAAGATAACATTATGGGTTTCCTCAACCTCCTTGATATAGTCATGCTCAATTATATTAGGCTGGGGTAGCTCTTTCTTCGTTGTCTTTTTTGCTGTCAAGCCTTTTCTTTTCGATGGCTTCCGCTTTGGCGATTGCCGTTTTCGCATATTCAGCCCATCTGCGTAGGCTTGTAGCTTGTTGTTTTCTGCTTCGCTCATTCTTTACCCGTTTCATTAACCCTACATGGGAGATACTTCTACCTGTATGTGCGCTTAACCAATTAGCAACTTCTCTATACGAATATTGCTTTAAATACTTTTTAGCAAGTACTAACTTATTAAGTTCATCGGGTATAGGTTTTAGTATCCTATCATCTTCAGGATCAACTATATACCCAAAAGGTATTGTACGTGAAATTCGGGGAATGTCAACCCATTCATTATCAACTTTTACATCAGTGGGTTGTGGTAATTTCCATTTGCCTAGTGGCCTAGTCATCATCTTCTTCTATATTTTTAGCTGGCATTAACATAACGCCACCCTTTGCTTCTACTTGCATCTTTTCTGTTTTAACCAATCCAGTGCGATCCAGTAGTTCCTTTGCAGAAGCAACTTTATCTTTAATGCCCAGTTCCGTGGGGTCGTATAGACCACCGACAATAGCCATTGCAGCCTTTGGTGCATTCCTTGCCATATACATTTGAGTTGCTTCAAGTACTTCTTCCTTTATGCCTCTGATTAAATCACTAGTGCTGTAGGTATCTGAATACCCCGCTAGTTTCTTAGCAAGTACTACATCACCACCTGCACCATCAAACAGTACATTAAGAAATGCTTGTTGTTTTTCTGTAAGTGTACGTGCCATTATTTTAGTTCCTTATATTTTGGTAAGCAATAAGCTATAGCTCTGTCTTCTGGTGCTATGCCGTGCGTACTATATCGTTTAGTTATTTGATTTGCATAGTAGTTACAGTGTTCAATCGTATTAAATACCATTGTGTCCTCTATACGTTCTCTGTCTATGCCAAGATAAACTATTAGTACAAAGGTATACACCTTTACATCATTTCAAAATGAGGGGCATCAATAAATGGTCTGCGACCTTGTGATCTACGCAGGTCTACATAGCTATTCATAGCGTCTTCCATAGAACCGTCCCACTCAGCAATGTTACCTACACTCCAAGCTGCACCCCATTTAATAGCTATGCCTTGATCACGTGCAGCTTGAGCCATAGCATCAGCAATCTCGTCATACTTATTTAGTTTCCATGTAATATTAGAACCAATATAGGCTACCAGATCAACTGCACGACCTTCTAAGTGTTTACTCTTCATGGTTTGTGAAGCACCACTAGCAACTAACTTTTCCTGTTCCTCTACAGTACGCATACCACAAGTAACACCAAAGTCTATTTTAGTACGTTTAATAGCTTCATTTACTACTTGTACAAGTTGAGGATTCACTCCCTCTAGTCTATCTTTACTACGATTAGATAATTGAAACGTCATTTTTTTCTCCGCTATGAGCTTTGCTTGCTCTCGTATTAACTCTTGTTGTTTTTCTAATACAATAAACTGCCTGTCAGTTTCACTTAACTGTGGCATTTTTATTACATTATTTCTTTCCAAAGAACTTACTCACTGAACGCATTCCTATGCTGGCACTTACAATACCACCTAATGCAATCTGATACCACTGAGGCATTATCTCTAATGACGCAAAGCCCTGTGCAACTATAGCATTACCCCATTCACCACAAAATGCAAGTATAAGAGGAATACTAAATAGTAAGGTAATCCATTCATCTTTCCATGAGTTCTCGGTAGCTCTCATGGCTTCCAAGTCCCAATCAATCTCACCAGTAAGCTGTTTCTTTTTTATCTCAGCTTCAGTTAATTTTATCTGTGTCTTACCATCTATGATGCTGGTAGCTAAACCTGTAAGACTTCCTATTAGTTGACCAATCATTTTTTATACTTCTCCGTATATGCTTCTTCAAAGCCTTCCTCATGAACACAGTTCTCATGATTGCCCCAAAGCCTTTTAAAGTACGAGTCGTATACATCTAAGTAGTCTTGTTCACTATATTCATCAGGGGCTAACCGCCCTTTGACAATCCAAAGGAACCTATTTACTTCTTTATGTATAGGACTATTTATGCTTCTCATTGCCAAGCCATACAGCAAAACAACCTGTGAGTGCACCCATACAAATTGATACTAATCCTGATTGTTGTACTGATGGGTCAGGCAATGTCATAAACCAATGTACCGTTTGGTATGTAAGTACAGTAACAGCAAGCATCATAATACGTGGCATGATTTGCCATTTAAGTATACGTTCCATAACAATCTCTGGCATATTACTTCCCCCTATATGCTTTTACTTTTTTTGCAACTTTCTTAGGTTGAGCCACAAACTGCTTGCCCTGAGCCTTGCCTCTTCGTTTGGCACGGGTTGTAGCAGCATACTCAGAATCACTAAGAGATTTAATAGCTTTAGCAGGTAGGTATCTTTCACCAGTAGCCTTAGCCCCCTGTGTAGAGGGCTTGCCACTTTTAGTTCTCCAATCCTGCTTAGTCCACCTGTCAAGACTCTGTTGGCTTTTACTTTTTGGCATCAGTATGTTTTTTCTGCACAGGAAAATTAGCGGTAAGACTTGCTCCTTTATGAGATACAAACTTACCACTATGTTTCATTAGTTTAAATTTACCGTCTTTTTGCTTCATCCAATGATAGCCTTTGGGTGCATCTACCTTCATGTAGTGTATCCCCCTCCTGCCTTCTTGTAACGAGAGGCAACAAGCTGTGCTTTACGGGCAGACCACTGACCGGGCCTACCTCCTTTGCCTCCGGCTTTGACTGAAGCAACAATACGTTTACGCATAGTAGGCTTAGTATAATTACCTGCTGCATTAACGGTAGACTTTTTGCCTGATTTCACCTCTTGTTACTCCTATGTCTTTAAGAGCTTTATCTGACATATGTTGTAACTGCCAGTATGCCACTCTACGTTCTTGTGCTTGTTGTATTGTTTTAATAATATTCTTGAACATGGTATGTCTCCTTATGTTTAACCATAAGATAGTTATACCATGTTCAAGTTTAAATAACTACAGCTATTAATGCATTCCCGCTATGCACGATCAACACAACGGAAAGGGTTGAATTACTTAGGTGTACCCTTTTGAGTAGCTGGACCTGTTAAATGCCTTGAAACTTTTTCTTTATTACGTTTTGCTTCTCTAGCATCCTGTTGAATATGCGATGCAGGTGATCTACCATGTATTTGTGTATACTCAGAAACTGTCATGTTACCTGATTTTACTGCAAGTTGATCAACTTTTCTAGTAGATGCAGACATTAGCGGTTTCTACTTAAATTATTAACAGTTCCATATTTTTTAGATTTAGTTATGGCTCCACCATACATATATGCAGTAGTATTTTTAGCCATACCACCTTTACTCATATTAGTAGCTCCTGATGTTTTACCTGTAGATGCTTTAGTACTACGTAAGTTACGTCCTGTATTTTCTTTTTGTTTATTGCCACGTGTTTTTGGATTATTAAGTCTAGCATCTCTTGCTTTCTTTTCTTTGGCTTTAGCAATAATACGATTTACAATTTCTTTTTTATAACGCTTTGCTAATTGTTTTTTAAAGCTAGGGTCTTTAATCATTTTTGCAATAAAGTCTGCTTCCATTGCTTTAGATAAAGTAGAAGTAAGTTTTTCTTCTCGCTTGGCTGCACCACCAGAAAGTTTTTCTTTAACTTGTTTTTCTTCACCACGAACTCTTTGTCCTTTAGGACCACCCCCACGTTTAGCCATAGCAGCATCAGGCGCAGTGGATGTTTGTGTTTTCTTACCGGGTTTTTCTTTATAGGTTACACCTGAGTTTTTACGTTTATCTCTTACAGGAACCTTACCTTTAGGTGCACGTTCTACAGTTTTCTCAGACTTACCTTCCTTAGCACGTTTTTCTTGTATCTGTGCGACACGTTCACGTGCTTCTGGTGTAGACTTACGAGCTAATACATCACGCTCTAGTTGACGTTCTTTTTGTGGTGTAACTCCTTTACCTTTAACTTCACCAGTTTTAGCATCAAAAGAATCTTTTTCTACTTTACCATAACCAGTAAACATTTTTCTTCCACTAGCACCGTCAGCAAGACTAATACCTTTAGCTTTATTACGTTTAGCACCCGATGTTTTACCTGCACTAGCAACTGCTTTTCTACTTACGGCTTTATTTTCATCTTTAATCTTTTTATCATATGCTTTAGGGTCTTTTTTCTCTAGTTCAATTTCTTTTGCCGCACGTTTTTTAGCACCGGGAGATGTTTGATCTTTTAAAAAGTTAGGCATAGAGTCTTTACCAGCCTTTACATTAGACCTATTAGTTGCAGAACCTTTAATAACCTTACGTTCTACACCCCGCATAGCATCTACGCTACCTTCACCAGACGTACCTTCATTTTCTTTAGAGCCTTTACCACTTGCACGGTCTTTACGTACTGGACCCTGTAAACCTTTAGCTTTACCAGCAGAAAGATTCTTACCTGCAATTTTATTTTGCAATTTAGTGCGTTTTGTTGTAAGCGTTTCAATACGCTTCTTTTGTGCGGCAGTACGATCAGCCGCTTTAACTTTACGTAGCTTACGTAGGTCAGCATTAATATCTGAAATTTCTCCACGTGTTCCTTTGATACCAGATTTACGTCCCTCAAAGGGTTTCTTTTTAGGTTTAACAGCCATTAGTTTAATTTCCTTACCATTTTACTTTATGTGACCAGTACTTTGCTGATAACTTATTCGTTGGTTTTCCTTGTGCATTATGTCTAGCATAATAGCTCTTCTTACGTGCCTTATCTTTTGCAGTCTTAGGGGATTTACCTGCACCACTAACACCTTGTTGTCCGAATCTAATAAATTTATACGTATCGCCTTCTTTAGCCATTACACAATGAGATTTTGTTTTATGACTAGGAGTTCTCTTAGGTTTATTAACACCTTTGAGTCCTTCCTCTTTCATTTTAGTTTTAACTCTCTCAGGAATAGCCATATAAATTATTTTCCATAGTTAGGATCACTGTAGGATTTCTCAGTCCAGCCTTCCAGCCTCATTGCTTCTTCTACGTGCTTTAATGTAAATGATTTACCGTAGTGAGCATCAACTGCAGCCTTTACATAGAATACATCGCTATGTGGTATGTGCAATTGGTCTAAATTACCGTCAAGAAGGTGGTTATAAAACTCTTCTAATACATTGTCTGTATATAGTTTTACAGATTTCTTACTCATTGTCAAGTACTTTCTACATATTATTGTTATTTATGTACATTTAAGTATTAGGATTTGTGTTTCCTCACTTAAAGTGTCTGCATTTACGTGATTAATAGATTAGAATTATTTTTTATCTACCAATGAATCACTGTAAGTGAGTGTCTACTGTCTACTATGATAGTTTTACACATTTGGTAAAACATGTCAACCCCTAATATTGTATGTAGTAGGATTTTAGTGTAGCATTGGGGCATAGTGTGACAAATATATCACAGTAAATGTGTCTATGGGGTATCATAGTACGTATATATACCTTGTGGTTACCAGTTGAAAAACCTGATCTGTGTATTAGTACAAGCACAGATACCACGCTGGGGTGGGTGGCCCTTGCCCCGCCTCGCATTCACTGCGCCTATGCCTCCGCATAATGCCTAAGCAGCCGTTGCGGTGAGGGCAGATTAGGTGATCATCACACCAAACACTCTAAAGAGTGAATGATTTCAACAGCTTCCTTGTCTACGACAAGTGTTATTCAATCAGTTGCCACTATAAATAGTGAATTGATACCAAGGGTTTTCACATCGAAGATGTGTAGTGAAGCCGATGCTTAAAAATACCCTACCCCACCAATGGTATTGGTCAGTCATGTGATCCTACAAGCCATGCATAGCTCTGCCAATAGTCAAACGGTCCAACATTGGACACTTTTTAGATGTTCCATCTATGTATAAACTGTGACAATTCAGCAACACTTCTTACGAGTTTCACGCACGAACTTCAGAATACCTTCAGTATTCTTGCAGTCAATGCGAAACGACCTGCGCCGAGGATCATCATGCGACCTTTTGATCTTCGATCAATCACCAAAAACAAACCACTTGACAAACCCTTTTTTCTATTCTACTTAGTTTATAAAGAGAATTATATC